TCTTAAAACGCCTTGCAATGCTTTGGCTTTTTCTATTGTAAGCTGATTTGACCTATCTTCATACCTTGCTTTAATAATATTCTGCTCAATCAAAAACTGATTTTGCAACTGCGAAAGGTCTTGAAATTGGTCAGTCCCTTTTTCTACAGAATATTCATATCTTTTTATATCGTTTTTTAATTTCAGCTTATTAAGCCTGTTCTCTTCTTCGAAAGCCATTTTTGCCTGATTATTCAAACCAAAATAATAATTTTCCATTGCTTCGGCTCGGTCTTTGAAGTTCTGTTCTTCATCCTCCATAACTCGCTTGTCGTTGTTAGATAAAACCTCTGAATTAAGCTTTCGCAATTCATATATTTTAGCTTGGTAATCTACTTCGTCTTTCTGAAGCTTAACTTTTTTCTTTTTATTTTCAGTATCTGCTTTTTCTTTTGGGTTTAGTTCGTCTAGGAATTTTGAAATAGCCTTTAACTGCCCTTCCCTAATCCCTAATTGGTAATTTAATCCTTCTAATGTTTTTTCATTTTCAGCATATTCTTCTTTTCTTGCCTTTATTCCGTTTTCTCCAAATCTAGGTAAGTAATTTCCGTTTTTATCTTTTGGCCTTCTCACCTCACTAAAAGTATCTTGAAGTTCTTTGTTTCTTTTTACAATACTGTTATATTCAACAATAGCGTCATTTCTTAATTTAGAAATATTATCTTGTTCTGAAAGCGCATAAAATTTTCTGTATTCCTGATATTTTTTCTGAAATTCCTCTTGGGTTTTGTATATTTTAGAAGATGCTTTTCGGAAATCTTCTGCTGACACATTTAACGTTTCTGTTTCGTCTTTAAATCCTTTTGCAAATCCCCTGCTCTGAAATTCCTTATCAGCTGATTCCTTGCTTTGGATTAATCTTCTGAATCCTTCTATAGAATCGCCTATTGCTGATATCGAACCTGACAAGAATTTTGCAAACGCTCCATCTCCTTCGTTAAGCGTTTTTATTAATTCAGTCCAAGTGTTTTTTAATCTTGTGGTTTCAGCATTTAAAGTTTCTACTCTTTCTAGATTTTCAACTCCGTAAGCCTTTTCTAATTCTTTAGCAAATGCAGGTAAAACTTCGGCAGCCAAAACTTTACCATCCTTAAGCATTTTATTCAATTGCTGTTCCGTAACATTCATTGACTTTGCAAGAATTCCAAATGCGCCAGGCAATCTTTCTGCCAGCTGACCTCTGATTTCTTCAGCCTGAACAGTTCCTTTTGAAATCATCTGTTGCAACGCAAGAAATGCGCCTTTCTGCTGTTCAACAGACAACCCCATTGCCCCGGAAGCCTTAGATACGCTTTCAAATATATTTTGGATCTGCTGTGCAGTTATTGCTCCTGAATCTATTGCATTTTTAGATGCCGCATAAAAAGCAGTATAAGACTGTGTAAGTCCTATAAGCTCAATTCCATATGCTTCTGAAATTCTAGATAAAAACTGCTGTGTACTGGCTACCTGTGCCGTATTTCCTATTACTTGCGTTAATGCAAAATTCATAGACTGCAATTCACGTGTAGTATTGAAAATATCTTTTGCAATTGATGCAATTAATGCCGTGCCTCCAAGAATTCCGAATGCGCCTATAAGGTCTTTCAGTCCCCTTGCCGCTTGCATCGGATAATTACCTACATTTCTATTGAACCTTCCTACAGCTCTATCAGCCGCTAAAACACGCCTGTTTAATGAGTCAAATTCTCTTTGCGCATTTCGTAATTCCCTGTTGTATTGTCTTTGTGTTTGTTCCGCTCGTCTTCCTCCTGCAATCAAATTTTGTAGGTTTCTGGCAGAAATTGCCTGTTGTGCTGACAATCTTTGGTATGCACCGCCTAAAACGGAAACAGAACGTGCGTATTGATCTGCATTTTGCCTTAAAGTTCGTTGGTTTACTATTTCTTCAGCAGATAATTGATTTGCTCTTTCACGAACGGTATTTAATCGCTGATTCTGTTGCGTAATTTGGTTTAAATTGTTCGCGTTGTCGCTTGGAAGTCTTGAATTATTAAGATTCCTGTTTATATTTGTAATTTCGGCAGCGATCTTTTTAAGGTTTTCGATTAACTCCTGAACCTTTTTGTAAGTTTCGCTTGATGCTATTTCAACTAATCCGTCGTTATTTGCCATTTTTACGCATTGATTTTTTGTTGGCTTCTGATTTTTGCTTAGCAGATTTTACCGCTTCACGGAAATAAATTAAAGAAACATTGTCCGGCAATGGTCGCATAAGAATATTTTCAACAGCTACCAAGTCAGATTCAAATGTTCTTTTTATGCTTTCTTGCTTTTTAGGTTCTGAAGCAATAAGCATATTTAATTTGTTTTTCATAATTCCTAAATCAGATTTAAGAACTCTATGGCATTCTTCTACAATGTCTTTTTTAATGTCAATTTTTACGCCCAATTCTTTCAATATAGTTGCTAGTTCTTCTTTTTGACTTTCAGAAGTTGGCGTGTAAAGCAATACCTGCATATTGTCTTTTATTGCTTGGATATTCAGTCTTAAATATTCAGTCTTGCATTGCCTATCCAAATACTGCTTTATTTTAGAATTTTCTGAAATATCAAAATCTTCATCGACAATTTTTGACCACGCCTTTTCTCTTTGCTCGTCAGATTCCCCGCCTAACAATGATAAGTCATTAGTTTCAATAATCTTAAAGTAAAGCTTTGCGGGTATTTCTGCGCTGTCCCAAATAAATTCACTCATTGACCTATTCTTTTTTTAATTAGTTTCAGCAATTCAGGCTGATAGTTTGCTTTTGCAATCCTGTTGAAAGTGTTTTGATTAAGGCTTGCTATTCCTTCACCGTATTTCGAAAGCAAATCATCATGCTTGCTGTTTGAACTGTCAAATATTACTCTGTTGCTTTTTACAACTGGAAACAATGAATTCGACCATGCGCCAGTCAATATCAAATCGACGTTTCCAAATCCTGCCAATGGATTCTTATTGTTCTTTTTAAACGCATAATCATCACTTCGATAAGAGCCTATTTTTGTCCTGTCAGGGTTTAATCCAAATTCAAGTTCGTTAATCTTTGCTTTTCTTAAATTCCTTCCTTTGTCCTGCTCTATTAGGTCTTTTGCTTTCTTCTGTAATTCCGATTCCGTTATCGTTTGAAGCCTCTTTATCATCTCCTGAGCTGATATTCCCATGTGGCACATTTTTAAGTAAAACTTTTGCTCTTTCCTCGTCTTTCGGATTTAGCAGGTTTGCTAATTTTTCAATCTGTTTTTCTTTGGTCAAGGTCTTAAACTTTTCAAATCCCTCTTTGCTGAATGATACGTTGTCGAATTTCATAATTTATTTTTTTTAAGTTTTGCTTCTGCCATCATTTTGTCTAATTTCTGCATAAACCTGCTTTTTGTGCTTACCATATTGACTTCAATTTTGACGTCATATTGTTTTAGTTTTTCGTTTAATTCTTTTATATTAGAATCCAAAACTTCTTTGTGTTCGTTTAAAATAGCCAATACTTTTGTTGTTTTTTCTATTCCATCAGCAATAACATCTAAAAATTCACTCATAGTATGTTGTAATAAAAAAGGGCAGGCGATTAACCCACCCTTTTAGGTTTATAATTTTTTGTTTTGCTTTAAGCTCCCGCTATCATTGGTGCAGAAACTCCTTTGTAAAGCTGATTTGTTCCAACCAAAGCAACATTTAAAGGTGGCGTGGCAGTTGAATCATAAGTTTCTACAACATAAGTTGCCGCCAATGTCGGTGCAGTTGTAGTATCAATTGTGTAGTTACCCGGATTCGCTCCGGCAACTACCGTATCAATTGCCAAAACGGCATTCGTTATCGTGTTTCTGATTCTGAAATTAGTTTCGTCTAAGGCTTCAATTCCGAAAATAGTGTTATTTACCGCTGTAACATCTACAACAAATCCGTTTGCAACAGAAGCAGTACCTGTGATGTTTACGCCAATAACTCCCATCAATTCAGAATTAATATCTACATTAGTTTGGTCAACAGTAAGCAAAGCCATTCTTTTGTTGAATTGGTCTTCGTTTGATAATTGGAACTCAACCAATGTCTTAGCCGTTTCATCGCCTACTTGTGGTACGTAAGTGCGTGTGTTTACCATTGAAGCGGTCAAGCCGATAAAGCTTAATCCGTCCGCAGATGTTGCACCTACCAAAGTCCCTGCTGAATCCACAAGCAATACATTGTACTGGTTGAATGAATTTTTAGAATAGGCCGCTTTATGGAATCCGATTCCGTTGTCAAACTCAAAAGAGTATTGAGGCTTTCCATTACGGATAACCGACATAACACCTCCTGTATATTCTTTGGTTGTCGGATCAGGCGTATTGTTCACGAATTCAACAGCATTTAAAAAAGGCTGCCAAGTATCATCCTGAACAAAACCTACCATTTGAGCATAAGTAAGTGTTTCCAATTCTGCGATCGATAATCTCCAACTTTTTGGAACAAGGATAAAAGACTTGAAATCTTTCAATCTTGTCTCACACTCGACAATTCCCAATCCGAGATTGTCCTTATTGCAATTTACTGCATTGATTAGTGCCATAATTTTTTAGTATTTAAAATTGCCCAAGCAATTATTTGTTATTTTTAATCCTTTAAATTCTAATTTCAAAGCATCCCAAATATCTATTGTGAAGTTTTTCTTATCACTTTCGTTATTGTTTTCCCCTCCATAGTTTGGGTAAGTGGTCTTTCTAAATTCTCCATCCCAAACAAACATCTGAGATTTTTTGAATAAAGTTTCAATATTTTTAGCTAACGGCCAAAGAATATTCTGATAGCTCATCGCCCAGCGGTTTTCATTTAGCAAATCTGTTGCTATTACCCTTGTCGCTAAAATAAGAACTAAATCAGTTGTTGTGTAATTCTTTGTAACATAATCAGAATCAGTATTTGAAAGCTGATATATCAACGGATAAGGCGAACTTCCCTGCTCGTTGAAAAGCTTTATCTGCTTTATTAAATGCGCTTCATTTCCCCATTTGTAAACAGGTTGAAAAGCATCTACTGCAGGTGTTGGCGGTTCTTCTGTTTCCGGATAACCTCCAAGCGTTGGCAACGTACCGAATGCTTTTGTTAGCTGTTCTTCAACAATGATCATAAGTTCCATGCGTTTATAATGGTTTCTCTTTTAAAGAATGACAAATCATAGTCTTCAGGATAGGCAGAAAGAAACTCGTATAGGCTTACTTCATTAGACTGCCCGTTGCTTCCGTTCCATTGCATACCGATTCCGTTCCAATTTTGAAAGAAATTATAGTCTCTTCCGCATAAGTTAGATCCGTTGTACATCTTTACAAATGTATTCCAAGCTTCTGACTGTTTTTGGTTAGGTGTCTGCGTTTCGCTGTTTTCAGCGTTTGCAATCTGAATTCCTGTAGCTGTGTATGTTGAAAAATCCCCGCTTAAGAAATAGAAATAAACGTAATAAGCGATAATGCTTATTTTTTTACTTCCGTAACTATATCGAAGTCCGTTCCAACGCTTGCCGTTTTCAAGTGTTTTACCTTCCGTGAGATCTTTCCATTTCTGCAAAGCACTATCTTTAAAAGATCCAGCACTATTAAACTGTTCCGAAAGCTCTTTGTATTGCTCAAATCCTAAAGCTGATATTAATAACTTCGCCTCTTTCTCGTCGATTTCCTGTTTAAGTACGTCAGTTTTGTTCGGGTTATTCCCCCCAATGTTTGGTTGATTTACCACATTGGGGATGAATACCGATTTATTAAGAAAGTATGAAGTGTCTATAATCATTATTTAGTTTTTGGAACTTCAGTAACTACCGTTTCAACTTCTCTTTGTTCTAGCTTTGCATCTTTTACCTCAGTTGCTTTTTTGTTTTTAATAAGCCTGTCAGCCTGTAAAACATGTAGCAATCTTGGTTTTTTAGTTTCATCGCTATTAAGATAAACTACCTTGTAGTCTTCTTTTTTCTCAAAAGTGGCTTTTGCAACCGCCTTTGATTCTCCTTGTTTAATGTCAAAAATTGGCATAATTATTTAATTAAGGTGTTACTACTGTAATGTCTTCTCTCACTGCGTCCAAATCTAAAACCATCCAAGCCGGTTTGTCGATGTTTGCAATTCTCAATAAAGAGAATACCTCGCCAATAGCTGTTTTTTCGTTCAAGATAAATTGATTTGCATAAGTTCCCACTCTGAAAATGAAATCAGAATGCCACTCACGGTAAACACTTGAATCTCCAATCAGAGCTGTACCCTGCGCAATCTTGTAAGATGAAAACACTCTCATACCATTGATGGAGTAAGAACCGTTATTGTTTACTATATAAGGTTTTAATTCTGAACGCCCTTCGGTGTCTTGGGTAAACATTGCCGTAAAAATATCACTAGGGTTCATAATTACAACGTTAGGCGTAAAATACATTCCTTGGATAACTGATTGACCTGCAATAACTGCTAAAGCATTGTCAGCTTTTACGAAAGTACCATCAAAAACCGATGAAGTGTAAGCAACAGCGTTTGTTTGGATAGTGGTAATAATACCATCTTGCCAAGCTCTGATCACTTTGTCTTCGAACAATCTTACGATTTCAGCGAATAACATATCGTTATCCATTTCGAACTCTTCAGTCCATTCGATACGTCCTGCGTATTTTTTACGAAGCGTTCTGTTTCTGATAAAAGTATCAGAAGTCAATGGCTTGGTACCGCCCTCAGCAACAACCGTAACCGCTCCTTCTTCTGTAGCCTGTTCTGTTCTTACAACTTCGCTAGGTACTTTTGCAACCTGGCTGTTTGGAATAACATCTAAGATGAAGTTTTCAGGGTGTCTAATTACTGCAATATCGTTCTCAACCAAGAAGTTTTCAACCAATGGCAAACCAACTCCTGTACCGTTAGAAACAGCATTTGTAGTGGTAAACATCGCCGGAGCTTTTAAAGCCGTGAATGTAAAATCAGGAAGATCTTTGTTATTTTTGATTGCGTCAACAATCGCTTTATGGTTTTCACGAACATACTTTTTCAATTGGAATTTTTCTTTTTCTCCAATCAAAGCCGTGCTTTGTTTCTCAACTTTTTCAAGTGATTCAGCAATGTTTTTCAATTGCGTTGCAAATGGCACGATTTTACCTTCCTCGTCTTTTTCGATTGCTCCCATTTGTTCAGCCAAAGCCGCTTTAAATGACGCTGAATAAGATTCGTCTGTATCTGCCTGACGTGCTTTCAAAGCTTCGTCTAGAGCGTTCAAGAACTTTTCTTGATCCGGCTCGATAGTCGCTCCTGATTTTTTTAGAGCTTCCAATAAACTGATGTTTTTTCCGTTCATCTTTTTAGTTTTAAATAAATGTAATTTTGTTTTTTACTTCTGTTTTTGGAGTGGTTTTAACCGGCTCTAATTTTTCTTCATTTTCATCAAGTGATTTCTCGGCTTGATTTATTTTTATCTGTCCAGTTGAAGAATTGCTTCCAAACACAACCAAACTAGATTCTTTTACGTTTTTTGCCTCTTTAATAATATAATAATAATAAATATAGTCATAGTCAGACTGATTCGCTATCATAGGCAAATATTCGTCATAGTTTTTCTTCAAATCTACATCTTCAGGCGCATTGCTATCCATGGCAAATAATACAGTTACGTACTGCATTCTAACGCTTCCTTCTATTGAATCCCCGCTATCTAGCCAGTCTTTTACTGTTTCGTCCTTTACCTTGTCTTTTGCTACCTTGTAAATAAGAACTTCTGTATCTCCTTCATACGGCTTTCCAATTAATGAAAAAGGAACTTTTGCAGTGAATATCTCAATATGTTCTTTTCTAACTATTACAGATTTTATTGACAAATCATGATCTACAACTAAATAGTTTTTGCCCTGTTGTTCTTTTATTGATTTCTTCCAAATACCATCAACGTGCAAATCATCGTGAGAATCTAATATCCTTGTAGAATTAACAGCGATGTAGTAATAATTATCATCAATCTTAATTCCCTTTAATTGATCTGTAAACTTCAATAAGTCAAGTGATTTGCAAGTTACAGAAATGCCTTTATCGCAAGACTTCTGAATAAGAGCTTTTTTAGATTCAATAATTAAATCTTTATTTTCTCTCAATTCTTTAAAAAGTTCCTCTTTGGTAGAGAAAGTCTTATCTGTAAAATAGTTGCATTTTATCATTTCTTAACTTCTTTATTTCCTTCTAGGATTCTTTTTTTGTTTTCCAAAGACTGACGTAATTTATTGGGCAAATCTTTTCTCTCCAACATCTTATTAATATCTTTCAGATTATCCATTGTATTTTTCTTTTAAATTATTAAAAGCATTTTTCATGTCCTGTCCTGCTTCTGTCAATTTTACCAGGTTATCAATCTCAATAGAATCAGATTCTAAAGATGTTTTCTTGTCTTCCTGCAAGGCTTCTACTTTTGAAAAGTCAGGATAGAATTCTAATTCCTCCGGAAGATAAAAAACCTTGTCTAAATCTTTAGCCTTGTCTTCGCATATTGATTTTACCACATTTTGCCAAAGTCCTTTTTCTGCATCGTTCTGATTTGTAAAAGTACTGCTTCCTTTTCTAGGAATAAGTTCTTTGTTTACCCCATAAACCCCAGCTATCTTTATTGCATTTTCTTCTGTTTCTTCAAACGGCTGCAACTCTTGTATAGTTCCCAATGTTTTAATAAACTGAAGCGGTATTGCGGAAATTCCAATAAAGTTTTTATTTCCTGTAATCCCGTTTCTGTTATTAAGGTCGTTCAATATTTCATCCCTGCTTGCAGGATCTAAAGCGTCTTGAATTGATCCGTTGCTAGATGAAGGTGCTTTGCTCAATATACCCCCGTTGCCGTTCTTGGCGTAAACGTTAAATCTTGCCTGATAAACAGCAAGAATATTATTAATGTTTCTGCTTACTCTTGACAATGGAGAAAGTCCGCAGCCGTTTTCATCTAAGCCTAGAACGGTTCTGTGCAGAATGTATCTTGGCTCAATATCATGCTTTATTAAAAAGAACGTCTTGTAATATTTTATAAAATCCTTTTTATCTTTCATCAAGAAAGGATTAGAAATCTCTTTTAAAAGAATAGGCTTTGTAACGTTTGGCTTTAATACCCAAATATTGCTGATGTTGTCAATAGTCGGGTTTTTAATGCTGTCAGGCGTTTTAGTATATATGTAGCTATTTCCGTCTGAAAGTTCGCTAAATACCGACTGGTAAACAATATCGCTCATCCTTGATAAAGGATTAGGATTATCAACCAATCTCTTTAGATTTCCTTGTGGCTCGTAATCTTCCTGCGTTTTTTTGTTTCTTATCTTATATTCGATTGAAGCGGCACGATCTGCAATTGCATCAATAGGAATAAATATTTCAGCTATGGTGCAGGCTAATTCGTAAGCTTTTGAATTTTCATACTTCGGTATCTCTCCATTTAATGAATTTACGTACTGGTTGAAATACTGCATCCATTGCCCTGAATTGTCCTGTTCGGCAAATCCGGTTACTTGCGTCTTTTTTGATTTAGCAAAAGGATTCCAATTCATTTAGATTAAACGTAAAAAATCCCTGCCTATGTTTCCATAAGTAGGGATTAAGTTATAATTTCTGTTAAAGGTTCTACGCATCTTCACATAGGATATACTGCAAATATATGTAAAATAAGTTTATAAAAAACAAATATTATTTAAAACTAAAATACCGACTATATTATAGTCGGTATTTTTATTATACATGCCCTCTTGTACTAATATGAAACCAATTCATACTTTCCTTTAAAACGAGGGGAACGGACTTATAATTTTTCATTCAAATAGAAACCAATTCTAAATGCCCTACTAAAAATGCCCAAACAAATATATGTAAATTTAATTTAGCTTTTACAAAATTTTTATTTTATTGTGTGCTGTAGTGATGATACATCGTTATTTAAAGCATCGGTTATTGTTTTCCAATCTTTCATTATTTCTTCCACACTTCCGTTCCAATAAATATAACCGCCATAGAACGAAAAACATATTGACTGTTTTTCGGAAGGATTAATTTGAATAGATTGACAATGATCCAAATTAATTATTTGGTTGTTTTCGTTTACACTTTGAATAAATTTCATAATTATTATTTTTTAATTGTTTGAATTTTGCAATAAACTATCGCTTATTACCGTGTTTATAATTTAATGCTGTTTGAATATTATAATTATCCATAAAGAACTGATTTATATTTTACTTTCAATATTGCTGATGCACTGCACAATGAATCAATTGCATCTTTTTTATTCTTGTTTTCCTTTTCTCCGTCCTTAACATATCCTGTTAAATCTTTTATGAAAGAATGATACTCAGGATTAGACTTATAATTTTCATCGAATACAAAATACTTCTTAACGAATTCAAAGTTACTCAATATCCTTGTTTCTTTAGGTGCAGTCGATGTGAAAGGCTTTACTTTAGAGTGGTTTGAAATATCTTTTTTAAGCAAGTAGTAAGCCGCAACACCTACCCCGTTTACCTCTAAAAATGTCTCTTCAATAAAGTTTAGCCTAGACTTCATAACTGCTCTTTCAACGGTTACTTCAATACCATCTTTTGAATGTATCACGTCTTTAACGAAACAGGCTAAAACGCCCTCTTTCATTGCTACATAGATAAAAGGAATAGAGAATGAATCCCCGCCCTTGTCAGCAGGATCTCCAACGGCAAACTTAAATACTATATCTTCTTCGGGTATGCTGTCAATATTAGCGAATCTTAATTCAGACATAGGCAAAAGAACTCCTTCAATATCTGTTTTCCAACCTCCTAAAACAACGTTGTTATATTCCTGTTCGTTTTCTAACTTAAGCCTTTCGTAATCCCTTATGATGTTGTCTGGGATGAATTTTGGATTAACGTCCAAATAACTTGAATGTATGTACATTATATTGTCAACAATTCCGCAAAATCCATCTTCAATTTCCTTTTTTTCAAAGAATTCCTGATAAATCCAATGTTCTTTTGTAGTAGGATTAAGAATCAATATTGAAATGTTTCTTTTTTCAACTGATCTTATAGAATAGAAAACTTTTTTAAATGTTTCAAAGCTTGGTATTTCTTCAGCTTCATCAACCACAAAACAATTGAAACCTGATAAAGATTTTAGATTCGCAGTCTGTCCTTTAGAACCTGTCTTGATACCTTTAAATGAAATGAATCCTTTTCCGTTGCTTGTTTCTATGCGATATTCATTGTCTGTTACTTTGCCCTGATAGCCTAATATATCAATCTTGTCGGATACTTCCTCTTTGATCGAATCTTTAATAGATGTATTAGTGAACCTGGAATAGAGAACTTTCCAATATTGCTCTACTACGCCTATAAGACAAAGTACGGCTACGTTAAATGATTTTGAAGATGCACGGCCACCTGTTAATATTATTGTATCAACTTCAGGGTATTGGCTGTCATTGAGTAATTCGAATAAGGGTTCGAACTTATAAGATATTTCTATCTCATTACTCATTTTCTTTTTTGAATTTCTTGAAAGATATGGTAGTAGCTGAAGGATTGTTTATCTCTCCGCTATGTTCTGTCTTAACCGTATCGTGCCAATTGAAGTTTTTAAGAACGAAAATGTTTCCTGTACATTTATCTCCTCCGGCTGTCTGTTTTTCGTGGTAAGCCTCTATTTTGGTCAATGCTCTTTTTATCGAGTCCGAAAACCCATCCTTCTTAGAGTAGTCGTAAAGCGTGTTTTTGCTTTCAAAACCTAAATGCAAAGCAAGCATTGTCACTAAAGGCGGATCAAAACTTTCTTTGTCTAATGTTTCAAAATAAGATTCGCAAAGCTCCGAAACCTTTTTATAGTTTTCTTCATTGCTTTCATATATTGGAGGTCTGCCGCCTAAATTTGGAGTTTCCATTATTTACATTGGTATCTATACATGTTTCCGTTTCCGTCGCTTCTTAAGGCTTTATCCCCTGTGCATTTTGATTCGTCAGCGGGTTGATCGTGAAGGAATTGTATGCTGTTGTTATAAACTTCTTTTCTGCAGTTGCAGGTGTCGTTGTCTGAAGAACAAGAGAAAATAAATACTAGGATTGCGATAGCTAGGAATATCCAAAGTCCGTTTTTTATTCTGCGTTCTCGTTGATATCTTCTTTGTATTGTGTTCTCTATTTTATTTTCCATATATCTGTCAAAATTTATCGGACATTTTGATATTGTTTTCATAAGCAAATATAGTTAATTATTTTAAGATGTAAATAAAACACATGGATATGATAAAAAGTATAATTGCAAAAATATAAATATAGTTATATTTTTTAATTTCCATTCCTTTTTGTATTTCATATTTCATAGATTCTGTATTGAAACATATAGTATCTATCCTTTTTTTGCCTTTAGGTACTTCATCAATTTCAATTGTTTGATCTTTTAACAGTATATCCCTACCGTTTTTCATATAACTGCTTTCGCCTATTTTTAATTTCATTTGTTTTGAGTTTATATTTGTAATACAAAAAAGCGGGAACGACCCCGCTTTGATGATCGTAAAATTCATACCGGATTTAAAAATTGTTTTAACTTCTCGGTGGGTGTTTTTTTATCTTAATTTCATAATATATTTTTTTTTTGGGTTAATAATAATTATTTTCACCCAAACACCCCGCTTATCTCTAAGCAGGGTGTTTGGTTTTACTTTTTGTTGGCTATTTCCCAATCAATTTGCGCTGCAATCAATGCACCCGCTTTAGTTAATTCCTTGATTCTGTCTTCTGGCGTTGGTTTCCAGTATTTTTCATCCCACGGCCAAATTGCTAAATTTAGGCTTACTCCTTCTTCATTTTCCTGGTCACGTTCTTCGGGTTTCATTGCATAGCAAACACCTGCATCTGCAAGCTGATTGTTTGCGTACAACTCGTCATTTGAATAATCATATCCAAGTTCTTCAATTTGTCTTTTTAGCTCAATTGCGATTAATTCCAATCCGTTCATGTTTATTGATTTTAAGTTACTATTCGTTTTTATTTAGCGTTTCAAAGTAAAATATTCCGCTGAAAGGCTTTTCTTTTGTGATTCCGAAAACAGTTGCGATATTGTTCATGTACGCTATTCTTTCGATTGTTCTTTGCACTGTTGTTTTCTTTGGCAGTTTGGCAAGCCTTACGTGAAATGAAAGGATATATTTTCTGAATCCTTCAAGGTCAAGACTTCTTTTGTAATGGTTTACTATTCTTAATGCAGGAACTAGGTTTTCGATACAGTCTATTTTTTCTAAAGCTTTAGTTCCTTGCTTTTCATATCCTGATTCTAACCAATTGTTTAGGGATTTTGGTAATACGTGGTCTGCTTGCCACTTATCGTCCAAAGGAAGTCCTGTGTAAGCGCATAATCCATCATACTTTAACCTACATTGTTCACGTAATTTTTTACTTATCGACATCTATTCGTTTTTAAGTGTTATTGGTTCGGCGCATAGTTTGAAATTGTTTTTTGAAAATTTTACTGAACTAAATAAACGATAACCTGATGGAATTTTAAACTTTAGGATAATTCCTAAAAACAAATTATTATTATCAAGGTCTTTTTCAATTGCGACAATATAACTATCGTTTTCTAACAACTGTCCCGCCTTGCTCCATTCAATTTCAGTTTCTTGTTTTTTACCGAAACGTTCTCTGAATTCTTGGAGTGAGATTAGTTTTTTGGTTTTTGACTTATTTAAATACAGATTAAAGTAATCTGATTCTATATAAAAGAAAGCTAATTTTTCTTTATACATACTATCAAATAATACTTTCTCCCCACACGCCTTAGCAATTTCAGCGCATTCATTCGCTTCTTCTTGATTTGAAACTTTTACTTGAACTTCTCGGATTGAAAGCGGTTTTTGTTCATCTTTGAGAAGGACATCAGTGTCCTTCTCAAAATCATCTTCTTTCAATACCCATTTTTTGAACTGATTGAAAGTTATTTCGGTGTAGGTTTCTGTGATGTGTGCATTAGCAAAATTCCATCCAGAACCAATAATATCTAAAATGTGTATTCCGTTAAAAAGATTGTGGCTGTGAAAATATTTATTTACAAAACGAATATTATTATAAATTTCATCAATTCCCCTATTAAAAAATTTTCCTATTTCGTTTATATTGTTTTCATCAGCTTTAACACACCACTTTTTAGGCAGTTCCTCCAACTCTTTTGTAGGCAAGTCGAATTTTAAAGGCTCAACACTTTCCATTTTGGAAACAGTTGTATTTGCCGATAATTCCTTTTCAATTTTATTTAGTCTTTTGCCGTAACTAGATTCAATGTCTTCAACGTACTCCCTAAGCTTATCTATTTTTGACTTCTTTAGAATGTCTTTTGCTTTGTGGATGGTGTAGCCGTGGTCTTTTGCAAATAATTTTGATGAGCAATCGCTAATTCCTTTTTCCATCGGATACAAAATACAACAGCTTTTAAAAATTTTCTTTGATACTTTCAAATCAAACATTTCAATAATCGAATCCCATTGCTTCTGCGTCTTACACCAAATGGCGTCTTTTTCTGTTAGTTTTTTCATTTTAAGGTATTAATTTTATTCCTGAAGATTTGTAAAATTTTAATCCTGAAAGTGCCTCATCAATTTGTTTTTTAACATTTGACAAGTCAAGTTTCAATGGTTTTAAAGCGTCTTCTATCGAATTAGTATCATCGCCAGTATCATCGTGATGACTAAGCCAAATTGATTCAATAATCATTTCCTTTAAAATATCTTCTTCCAATCCCATTGGCGAAAATGATTCCTTTTCTACTAAGGAAATGTCGTCTCTCTTCCAGTCTATGTCTTCAGGGTCAATTGGTTTTACTGACTGATAGCCGTCACTATCATATACAAATGATTCGTAACCTAATTCTAATGCTTGCTTTACGGTAAGTTTTTCAATATTGTTTTTCATAATCTATCCATTTATAGTTTTAACTGCGTTTTCTGTGAGGGTTAAACCATATTTAGACAAGTCTTCAATCGTTTTATACGTGTCTTCGGCAGTGTTTTCATGAAAAGAAATACTAAAAACATCAATCTCTAATGTTATAAGCATAATTCCTTTATAAGTAACTTCAAACCCTTCAAATAAAACGTTTGATTTTGATTTGTTGTAGGCTTCTAATTTGTCTTGATAATTTCTTGCGTCTTCGAGGAAATTCCAGCCAGTCATACTATCGTAAAATTCCATTCTTGGTTCTTCTAATAGATTCCCATTAGAATCACACGGCACAAACATCGAAAGCTTTAAAGGCTGTGATAGGAATTTAGCGTAGTTTCCTATATCGTCTAGCATTTTCCCTCTGTTACAAGGAATGTCTGAATTTATTACTTCTAATACGTAATCCAAAAGCGGAATTAGTTTTTGTGTTTTCATTTTTAAAGTTTTTTGATTGTCATAATGCAATATCCTTTTTCAATTCCGAAATTACCGCCGTGCAAAATATGGGTTACTTCTGCTTTTATTTCTTCGCCTGAATACTTTTCTAGATTTGGAAAATATTCTTTTAAAAATAAAGTATCGCCAATCTGATAATTTCTATCATTTAATCTTATTTCCCAAGGCTTTAAGCCACGAACAACATTCTGATAATGTTCTGTCCAGGTTTTTAATTCATGTACCATAACTATTTAATTTGGTCAAGTGGATAAGCGTTTAGTATTGATTGGTTTTCTACGTATTCTTTCCCTGTTGCTCCTGAAACTTGGCAATTTAATCCAGCTTCAAAAGCAATTTCTGAATGAATTTTTGCGAATTCAATCATAATTTCTAATACTAGGTGCTGTCTTTCCTTATAAGTTATTTTGCCTAATTCGTTAAATTCTTTTGTTTTTTCTTTTAATAATTCTTCTGCTGTTTTCATTTGTTTAGTTTGAGTGGTTAAATTTTACTTTTGTCAATCGCAACGCCTCTTTCAATTAATCCGTGTAAATCAAAATGCCATTCGTAAAGCTTTTCGATTATTTCATAAGGAAAATCAAAAATATTATAATAAGTATTTTCTGTATGGTCTGAATAATGAAACATTTCGCAATATTCGTTTTCATCTTCAAAATAAATCCAATTTTTATTTCTTATTTTTTTTATTTGCTCAAACGGAATAAACTTTTCTCCACTATGCTCAATTTCTTGTGTAAGCATTGATAAAGGCCAAAGGATAGGTTTGATATCCTTTAATTCAAAACGATTTAAGACCGATATTGTTAATTTTTTTTCTTCATAAGAACCATACAAATAAGCTCTTTTTATCGGTAAAATATCTAAGCCGTAAGACAAATACCCCGCTATTTCTTTAAGTGTGATTGAATCCATTTTTAAAAGTTGTTTGTATAATTAATTCTTTGTTAGTTATTCTGTTGCTGATTTAATTTTTTAAAATAGTCTATAACAACTGACCAATCATATTTTTCTTGAATGTAAAATGAATTTTTCTCTACATCTTTAGAAACTGGCTTATTTGGTTCTTGAGAAAGTCTTATTGCTTTTAGATGTTCGTTTAACTGATTTCCTTTTTCTATTTTTAAATTAGGATAATTTCTATCTAAAAAAGTATAAAAACCCGTTATGTAAGTTCCTCTTTGTCCGTAATCATACATTCCCATAACTAGACTTCTTTAATAATCGTTACATTTTTATTTTCCAATTTCGATATTTGATTCTGAAGCTGGATTAACTTCTTTTCTTTGCGTTGTTCAGCGTCTTTTATTGCTTCGGATTCTGTATGGAAAAAATCCCCTTCAAAATAATATACTTTAGTTTTTAAATCTCTTGATGTTACTGAATTTAAAATCTTTACGTCGCACAACAAAATACCTATTGTCAATGCGTACTTGGTTACGTAGACTTTCATAAGTCCCAATGATAATCATTCATTTGTCTGTGTTGCTCGTTTTGATCAATTGCAGATTGCAAATCTCTATCTACATTTTTTTCGTAAAACAAGACCCTTAAGGTGTCTTTTTTATATTTTACATCAATAAAAAAGCACTCTTTTTCTTGTTTAGAGAAAACACCTATCTCTATTGTTTCTTTATAAGGCTCTGAAACTATTGTAGTTTCTTTTGGAATATCTCCTAAAAGATTTCCTGCTAAATAATAATTTCTGTTGCCAGTTAAATTTTTAGTATAACTGTTATCGCTAGGGACATATTTTTTACCTATGTATTTCATAACTACTCTTTTTTAGATTTTAAACACTCCTTTTCAGCATTTTCTAAAGCTTGGTTTGTAACTATATTACTCAATGGTACATCCGGATTAATTCCGTTTGATTTGCACAAGTGAATATAATTTTCAAGGGAAATATTTTTGATTCCGTTTTTCCACTCTCCAAACTGTTGAGGAATAAATCCCGCCTTTTCGGCTATTTCTTTTTGTGAAACGCCCAATAATTTAATAAGTTCTAAAATTGCTTTTTGGCTGTCTTTCATTTTTGTTTGATTTGCCCCGAAATTAATCAGGGCGTTATTAATTTTTAATAGATTATAAATTGTGAATTTCCGTGCTTGTAACCTCTCTTATTTCCGTTATCGTCTGTGATAAAGAAATGTGTTTCGTTTTCCTTTAAAATTGGATAGTCTTTTGTTTCTGTCAAGTTACCGCTATGATTAAAAGGATGAACACACTTAGCAATTCCATTTGCTGGAGTTCCTAAAAAATCATTTTCTTTTTTCAGTTCGACAAATAAAATTTGCTCTGTTAAATCAAGGTTTAAGCTGATTTGCGAAATTATAAAATTCACGCTATTGTTTGTTACCTTCCACCCAATTTGAGGGAAGTAAGAAACGTTTTTATCTCTCGTTAAATCACTTCCATTTACTTTATAAATTATATCCATATTTTTTAAATTTGTTCTTATCTGATAGCAAATGTAATACTTTAATATTATAATACAATAGTGTTATAAAACTTTAACATTTACAAATAAAAAAACCTAGCTGTTACGCTAGGTTAGGGTGTTTTAAATATTTGATTAATAACGTGAAGTCCTAATTTTGGATGAACACAATTTCTCAATATCTGAACTGGGCAATGATTTTTTTCATAATATATATTTTCTTCGTAATAAATACCAAGCCAATCCATCATAGTTTTTTTTTGTCCAACAGTTGCCAAATTCATCATTCCTTTTGGAGATTTAGGAACTTCCTGCATTTGATCTATGTCAAAATTACTCCAAAATAAATGCCTGCCTATTTTTACGGGATTACCGTACGGCTGATAATAAGGGACTACATTTTCAACCACCCATTTTTTATCTTTGCAATACTGTGTAAGAAATATTATTTCTTCAAATAAAGCCCCGTAAACATATCTTATCATGTTGTGCCTGGTTGCTAAATTCATTTTTGAATGCTTTTGACATGGCCTAGATGTCCAAATAATATCAAAGTCTTTGTAATTTTCCAACAAAAATTGATGTGCATCACAAACAATAACTTTTTGATTTGGTTTTCTTTTTTGAAGCACATTCGCTATTTTTGGATCTAATTCAATATTGGTAATATCGAATTTATCTTCGTCCAATAATTCTATATTGCCGCCTAATCCGGCATATAAATTCAACAATTTTATTTTTTTACCTAATTCCATAATTAAACCAATTTATTATTTTTTCCAATTCTTTAATCTCAATATCGTATTTGTCTGTCTTCTCTACTGAACTCTTTACTTTTAAATTGTTTAGCTTGGTTTGGGTTTCGGATATTGAATCAGAAGAGTTTCGTTTGGCCGACATGGTTTTTTATTCTTTTAATTGCTGAATCGTAGTATTCTTTGTCTAATTCGCAAGCGGTTAATTCAAATCCGTAATCATGGCAAGCGATTGCGATGCTTCCTGAACCTAAATGAGTGTCTAAAATTTTAAATCCTTCTTTTGCATATTTCTCTAAAAGCCATCGATATAATTTTTCAGGCTTTTGTGTGGGATGTATTCTGTCTTTATCTTGAGGATGATGCTCAAACACTTTAGAAACTGTACTTAATTCATTATTTATCCACGCATATTCAGCCATTGACATTGTAAAAACATCGGAAATTGTTTTCTTTTTATATATTACAAAGCCTTTATTATTAGGTAGCATTTCATTAAAATTATTTGCTCCCCAAATTATTTGATTTTTAGATATTCGGAATAACTCATCAAAAAAAACTTTTTTAGGCTTATCCCCAAAATTATTCATAGTACCATTGTTTCTCATATCTTTAGTTGGCTGGTTTTCTATCATATCTCTATAAGGCGGGTCAACAATTGCTAAATCGAAATAATTATCAGGATAACGAGCCATTAAGACCATATTACACTCGTTAGTAATATTAATTTTATCTGTTATTTGCATAATATTCTGTATTCGACTTCACGTCCGTTTTTTAAAGCATCATCGATACCATACTGCATGCCTTTTGAAATTCCTAAATCGGTATAGACTACTGTTTTGTTTATTACGCTTTTAAATGCTAATCCTGCATTAATTCCAATTTCACGCTCAATTGGGTCATTGTCGTCCAAACATTGCGTATAAAGAAGATGTGAGACCATTGGGGCTTCGTTGTGGTTTAAAATTGCATCACGCATACAAGCCTGTGCGTAAATCATATTTTCTCCAATATTTCCAGCGTATGGTGATTCTAAAATAATTAGTTTCATTTGTATAAATTAAAAATGCCTTCCGATTTTTGTACAAGGTCTCACGTTGCACGCCAATCAAAAGGCTAATCTTTTTTTTGTTTCCTATGTTTGAGACCGAAACAATTGTTTTGTAAATGTAATAAATTCTAATTGTAAATTGCTAACTGTTCATTGAATTTTTTACGTAATTCTAAACGTTCTTTTGCAGTGAATTCTCTATTTTGAATATCTAGCCACTTGACTATACTTATAGCGATTGATATTTTTTCCTTGTATTCGTGGATATGAAGTTTCAAGGTAGGATATTTGGAAACAATTTCAAACTTTACATACTCCCAATATTCTTTTCCATATCGTTCAATCAGACCTAAATCGTATTTGTGTATGTTTCCGCCCTTTTCACAATTGCAGTTGTAATCTTGCATATGCAAGTTATCTAAGTTGAACCTGATTGCTCCATTAGATTGTACCGTATGGTAATGACCTGCTTGCGGTGTTGTAATTCCATTGCAAGATATACAACCTGCATTTTTATCAATTAAGCAGCATATTTTGTTTATGTATCTTTCAAGGTCTTTTTTAAATTCCTTAATTCCTTTGATGTTTTCTTTGATACTTTTTTTCTGTTCTTTCCATTCCGATTTAGATTTTTTCTCTTTATCAGACTTTACTTTATCCATTGCTTTTTTAATCAAAATATTCTTTGCTTCTGTTCCTGCTTGTTTGCATTCTTCTGTTTGTTCGCAGTAACGGTAGTTGAATATTTTTTGTTCAAATTTCTTACCGCAATATTTGCAATTGCTAATCATAATTATACATTTTCAAAACACTCGCAAGGGAATAGGTCTTGCGTATGCTGTGTTAGATATTTTTTTGCTGATTTCCAGAACGTACTGCTTGGTATATGTTCGCTTGCAGGAATTCCTATTTCTTTCATTTTTTTAAACTTAGGTTCAATATCTTTTAGAAACTCCTTTCCGAAAGAATATCCAATAATTTCTTCTGCTTCTTTACCTAGTTCAAAAATATCGTAATGAAAGCAATAGATAACATACCAATGTTGCTGTCCAGCTTTTAAGCAACCTTTGCAATTTGCATGTTTAAAAAGTTTATATTGATTTGGTCTTTTTATTCCTATTTCTTCAGTATCAAAAATAGTACGTAAATTTCCTTTATATTCTTCTAGTTTAATTAATTCGTGCTTTATAGAATCTTGTATAAATTGATTATGATTCATTTTAAAATCAAAAATATTTATTTTTGAATTATTTACCTTATTGAAGGTTTTTAATAAAGACGAAATAAGATAATCATTGTAGGCATTTATCTGTTCTTCAAGCCAAATTGCTAAAGGGAAGTCCGACACGTACCCATCTTTTTCTAATATTGATTTCCTTCTCTCAACCCTATTAAATTCATTTTCGTCAAAACCATAATAAATTACATATTCAAAATTTTTATCAAGGTTTTTTAAAAAATTATAAAAAGGTTCGGTTTTGAGTACGAAAGTGCATAAAATTTGTCTTCCGTGTGGATTCACAAAACTTCCTTTTTCAATACAAACTTCAAACTGATTTTTTATAAGTTCTACTACTGATTGATTGCCTTCGTTGGCATAAGTAATCGGGATTCCTAGGTAGTCAGAAACTTCTTTTTTAAATCTTTTTATATCTTCATCTTCAAAATGAGGATGTATATCGTGATTTAACAGAATTACATTTTCCTTTCCGTATTTTCTTTCTGCCTCAATCGCAACTATTGCCGAAGCGTGTCCGCCAGAAAAACAAATAATATGTTTTTTACTTTTCATAAACTATCTCTATTGAAGGTTTAGCAATTTCATTTAAGAATATTTTTGCGCTTTCAATATTATCAAAAGATTTTTCTACGTAATGATCTGCCTCTGGTGGGTTAAAAGAACCTATCTCTACTTCTTTAAAATATTTCCATTTGTTAAAAAATATTATCCACGAATAGTGATAAAACTGCGGATAATATCTTTCTTCTTTTTTTATTATTCTTAATTTCATAATACTATTTTTAAAAATTAGGGTTGATTTTGTTGTTTACTTTTTTGTAAATATTTAGATAATTTGTCTAAAACACAGTTTATATATCTAGATATTTCTTTATTAACTTCTCTTAAAGCTATTGCCATTTCATATCTTCCAACAACAATAGGTGGTTGTTTATATAGCTTTGGATTTTTATAATAATCAATTATAACCATTCTTTCATAAAAATCGAATAATATTTTATTTTTCATAATTTCTAAATAAATGAGTTAGTGTAGTTTTCTGTCATTTTCAATAAATCTATATTATCAGGAATTAACTTATTGCATTCGAAAATCTTTGAAATAATTTCTTCTATCTCTTTTTTTAATATTGGATAAATTGTCATTTCAATTTTTATCTTGTTTCTTCCATGAAGATAGCTTGAATGTTCACGGTTTACTGTTTCGCTTATCTTCTCATTTGTCAGTTCCGTAAATTCCCCGCAAAGATAAAAGTAAACGTGTCTTGCCTTTGCTATTTGCTTTTGCCTTAATTCGCTTTTTATATATTTTTCTTCAATATCGTAGTAAGAGCAGACCGTATCTAAAATTTTTGTTGTTGGCAGATTAGGTTTCATGTTTTGTAATTTTAATTTCATATCCGATTGCTTCGGCTATCATCAAGAAAGTTAGTGCGCTTGGTTCTGAAGATTTTCTGTTTATGAATCGCCACACATTTGGAGCGGTAATGCCTGATTTTTTAGCTATTTCAGTATTGCATATTTTATTTTTAAGCATGAATCTTTTCATTTTCAATATTTCGTAATTTAAACGAATTGATGCTTTTTGTTTTTCAGGACTCATTTTATCTTGGTTCTTTTTTGTTTTAAATAATCTAAGTATGGTTTCATTTCTTCTTTTGAAGTCCAGTCTAAAATTGTATCTTCTAACATTTGCCTATCCATATTCTCGCACATTTTATCAATTTCAGCCTTTGCCTTATCTTCTTTTTCCTTTTCCGCTTTTTGTCTTCTAAGCTTAGCATAATACTGTTCAACTGCATTTTCAGAATTTGATGAGTTTATTTCGGATATTTCCTTTTTCTTTTGCCTCTCAAGTTCTTCATACTTTTTTTCTAAATATTCTGGAAACCATTTTGTCATTACGTTTTGACCGTCTAACTTATAGTCTTTTCCATCGCCAATAGATCCCTGCCTAACCATTTTAAGCATTAAAACAACGTCTTCAATTGTTTCATAAGGATATTTTTCTGTAATGTCAGAAGCTAGCAATGCAGATTGTTCTATTGTGAGCTTTTTTCCTACATTGAAATTAGTATTGAATCGGTTCAAAAGATAGCATATTGCGGTTATTATTCCAAAGTCTCCAATATGTCTTTCTAATTTTGATAATTTACTACCTTCAATTGATTTTTGAATTGAAAGGTTTTTTTCAAGTACAATAAGTTTTGATTCATTGCGTTCTACCAAGCAACTTAGCAACTGCACTGTAAGATTGTTCTGCAAGTTCATCAGTTGTTGGGGTTGTATTTCCACTTTTATAATTTCCTGATTTTCCATTTTCTTGTGATTTTAATAATAATTGCTGAAATTTTTCTCTCAATTTGCTGGTTGATAAAATATTTGATTTCCAAAATTCCCCCTCAACACTTCCTAAATATTTGTAAACCAAAGTCAATTGTTCTTTTGTAACTCCATCACTACACATCATTAAGCGAATTGGCGTAACATAATTTTTATAAGTGGCTTTTTCTTGATTGGACGCTGGTGCGTTTTTTTCTTTTAGGTTTTTAATGAAAAGCTTTTGATAAGCCAATGCAATTTCAAAATATTGAATCTCATTAATTTCTAAGTCTGAAATTTTAATTTCAGATAAAAGAATTTTTTTTGTTTCTTTTAGTTTTACTTCCTCTTTAACTTTTACTTTTACTTCCCCTTGTAGTTTTACTTCCTCTTCTACTTGTTCTGTAGGGGGTGTTTTTACCCCTACAGAAGGGGGTTCAATAGGGTGTAATATTAGACCTGTTTTATCTTCATATCCTTTTACTTGACTGTCTATTGAATTAGTTTGAGAGATATAAGCGAATTTAGCCATTCCTTTTAAGCTTGTTGGCCTAATGCCTAAAAATTGTCTGTCTAATAATGCATCCATAAATGCAACTTTATCAGAATCGTTTTCTAGTTCATTATAAACATCAAAATAAGATCTAAAGAAATTAAAACCTTTTCTTTTGGTAGGCTTATACATTATCAACCTCGCTTTCTGTTATTTTATTTATTTCCGTACGAAGTGTTTTAGCGAACTTGATTGCTGTAGATTTATCAAGCCAAATAGCAAATTCATCATCTCCGCTAATTCCGAAAATAGTAATAACATTTCCTAATTCAGTATCAGAATCAATAACTTCTGTCTGTATTGAATCTCCTTCAGAAACACAATCTAAAAATTTTAATTCAAATTTAGCCATAATAAATAAAGGTTTTAAGTTCCAATAAACTATTAAGTTGATAAAAAAACAAAACTCCAATAAATCCCCGCTCATCACTTCGGTTCATTATTGGAGTTGTTTAAGACTGACGTTGGTATAATGTGATGAGCCAACTACATAACAAAAATACGATAATATTTTAAACACACAAAATTAATCAATCAATATTGTGTTTATTTTGCTTTCAACGGTAACAGTCTGGAAGTTGTCAAATTCTTTTGTAACCTCATAAACTATTCTTTCGCTCATAGACAATAATTTTGCAATATCTTTTTTAGCAAAACCTTTTTTATAAATTTCAATAATGTTTATATTTCGGGAACTTGTTCTATAGTTCCTAGGAATATTCATTATTATTTTTTCGACCTGAACACGTGTGTAATATTTAGAAGCATCTTTACCTAAAACTTTACCTTTTATTTTTAACTTAAATACACGTTTTGTTAAAATGCTTTTTTTAATTCCGTACTTTTCAGATATTGAATCTAATGTGTGTTTATGTCTTGAAGCCATAATTTTGGTTATTTTAATTCCCTCGAATTCGAGGGAATTAGTTTTAATTACTAAAACGGAAGATCATCGTGTTCTTCTTCTTTGAAATTTTCAGCAGGCTCAAAAGGTTTTGAAGCTGTATTTACCGGTTCTTTTTGATTCGATAGCGATTCAATTCTCCATCCCTGTATTTGATTAAAGTATTTTATTTCTCCCTGCGGATTTGTCCACTCACGGCCACGCAGATTAATAGAAACTTTTACTTCTTGACCAACTGAATAATTATTAAGTAAATCGCATTTATCCTGCGAAAATTCAATTAAGATATGTTGCGGATATTGTTCGTCAGTTGTTACTACCAATTCTCTTTTCTTAAATGCAGAAGTTACTTGCTGTTCTGCATTTATAACTTTTACTTTTCCTGATACTTCCATTTTATATTTATTTAATTTTGGTTACTCAATATGGTTAATTGCGTTCTGAACTTCTGACGAGCTTAAGTTTGCGTTTACAGCATCTTCGATAAGCTTGTTTTTCTTCGATGTAAGCGATTCATTTAGAACTCTGCGAAGATTGTTTAGCACTTGGACTTTTTCGAGGTCTGTCAATTTATATTCTGTTTCTGAATTCAATACAGCGAAAAGCTCTAAAGTTCTTCGGTTTACTTTCTGTTCCGATGTTGGTTTAGGAAAGAAATAGTTTAGTAGTTTTTTCATTTTTCTTCGATTATTTTTACTGGATTTAAAAATATGTGTTCTAATCCTGTACATTTTTCAGTCATGTAAGATGTAGAAAAAGTCAACTGTACTCCTTCACTAAATTTAACATTTACGTGTTGTTCCCCTATTTGCATGGGTTTACCAATTCCTAAAAACGGATGATATAATTTGGTAGATAACGATATTCTTTTTAGTTCTTCTATAGTCATAATTCAAGTTTTAAAGTTTTTTCCTGTGTTCTGTTTGACTGCTGTTTTAGCTGATAATTTTTGCTCAACCAAACTTTTTGAGGTCGGCCGTGGCAAATTGGATTAGTACTTTTTCTAAATCCGTTAGCGGTAATCAATTGTAATTTTTTAAGTTCTAAAATTACAGAACCCCATATCCTGCATTCGCCTGGAGGTTCATTTCCTAATGAGTAAAAAGCATTTTTAAGTTCTTCGCTTGTAAATGGTTTCATCTGAATTTTAACCCATTCAATTGCGAATCCTAGAGCTTTTATGTGATAATTAATATTACCACGCTTAACGCTTTCAATTGCTTCTTCTTTTGTTTGTATATTTTTCATTCGTTGAAATTTAATGTTGTTTCAGTATTCGGATCTGGAATTATAACATTTAAAAATTCTGCACTCCATCTTTGTATTTCTAAAATGTACTCCATAAATTCAGTAGTTGACATTTCGGAACTGATTATTTTTTCAGAAATAACTTCTCCCGATTCTATATTTATCAATTCTTTTTCCGGAGCAAACATTTTTAAAAGTATGTTGTAATGTATGTTTTCCATTGTCCTATATTCGCCAGTAGCTTCTTTTAAGCCGTTTTGAACTAAAGGCAGACAAACACCCCAGTAAAATTTATTTTGCTGATTAGAACGGTTCTTTTTGATTCGCTCAATTGTAAATAAGCAATCCTTTCCTTCAAATCCTGAAACTGCATCAACAATCTGATTTATGTTTCTTTTGAATTTTCCATTAAGTACTGATGTTATTATCTGTATTTTCATTTTTAAAGGCTTCTTTACGTCTTAATTCCCGCAATTGATACTCACGTTCTTCTAAAAGTTTTTTAGCCTTTTTAGACTTCGAATATAAGTCAGAAAACATTTCATCCTGCATATTTATTGACCAATCATTTGTTTCTCTCGTTATGTTTTTAGCACTAAAAAAACGCTCTTTTATTTCAGAAGGAATTTTATCATATTCATCTTCTGACATTTTTATAAAAACTTCTTTTGAAACTCCCATAATATTATTGATTTAGTAATGATAATTGATTTTCTAATTCTAAAATTTGTTCAGTTGTGGCAATAAGCCTTTTTTCGGTAATTGCTTTCAAAGTTGCAGAAATGCCTTTTTCGTCTGCTCCGAGTGCTTTATTAAAGTTTTCCAGTGTAAGTGTAGGTATTTCTTTTTTTGGCTGTTGAATAGCCTTGTTCCCGTCATCATCTTCTGCGCCAACTCCGCAAATAGATTGCAACCCGTAACGTCTTGCATAAGTTATTCCGCTACCTTGTGCCTGCGCATCGTTGGGTTTTGAAAATAATATTTCTGTAAATCCTTCTAGCTTTTCTCCGCTTTCGTGAAGCAAAACAGTATTAACAAAGCTTTTCCCTTCAATAAAAACAGTTGGCTGAAGTATTGCTATTCCGTTATTGTGTAAAGCTTCTAAAACAGCTTCTAAAACGCTATTTAAGTCAGCGTATCGTGATTTGAAGAAAGGGTTTGAATTACCTTTCTTTGGAGTTCTCATTTCTGATTGTGCTTTTATAAATGCTTTTGCTATTTCTGACATAACTATATTTTATTTAATTTATGGTTAAAAAGTTCTCTTAATCTGATGTATTCCGATGTATCTTCAAATCCTTTAGGACAAGATAAGTAAATGTTATTTTCGTGATAAACCCTCTGCATATTTGCATTTATCTGCTTCAGTTCCTTAATTGACATCCTTAAGTCTTGGATTTCTTTTTGATCGTCGGTAAGTTCGATTACTTCGATTTCGTTTGCCGGATGATTAGGGTTTTCTACCCCTAATTCTGAATTGTCGTAGTTTGTCATGATTTTTTTATTGAAATTTCAATATCGTTTAATTTTATATCAGTTCTAGTAACTTCATGAATTCCATCGTCTTTCCAATAAAATCCATTATCATAAATGCTTATTTTCTGTTTTTTAAATTCAGGGTGAAGTACTTCGTCGTTGATGAACTTTTCGGAAATACTTAAATTGTGCTTTGTTGTTATTTCGTGTAGGCTCATTTTATGTGATTTTAACATTTACTAAATCTACCTTCATTCCGTATTCGTAACCGGATACAGTTACTGAATCATAACCCAGTTTTTTAGCGTATTTGGAAATCTTTCTTAATCCGTTTGGACTGTTGTACTCTTTGCTGAAATTTCCCTGCTGTATTTTAGCCTTTTCGCAAAATGCTTTTTGGGTTTTAAACTCTTTATCTACCCAATTTTGAAATGTTGTTTTTTGTGACATATAAAATTTATTAAAATTAATCCCCGTTATAAACCCCAATACCGTAATAGTGTCTTGCTCCATCGTTATTTATATTTCCAGTAAACAAGTAGCATGGTTTTATTTGTTTTATTTTTTTAATCAATAGAATCTGAAGTGATTCTATAGCCTTAACTTCTTGATATCTGAAAGCTTGTGCATTCAATAAATCAATATCATTTTGCATTTTCTCTACCTTTCTTTCTGCCCAGGAAATTACTAAAGCAGAGCTTAAAGTGATTCCCATTTCTTTTACTAATATCCAAGCTGATTTAAAAACTAATGATTTCATAATTGTTTCATTTTGATATAGCAAATATATGTACTTATTACATATATACAAATATAATAATGTTAAAGTTTTCAAATAAAGCAAACAAAAAACCCTAACACTTGTAAATGCTAGGGTTTAAGGTTAAGATATTTTTGAATTGCTATCTTATTTTGATAAGTTTTTCGCTATTTCTGATATAGCTATGCTATTTTTGTTGATGGTTTTGTACATTAAAAATAAAGCGATTCCTACTAAAATAGTTATCATTCCGAAACCGTATAAAATCCAGGTCGTGTTCACTTCTTCTTTTTTTACCGAATCCTTTTCTTTGATGAATTCTTTTAGTTCTCGGTTTTCCTTTTTAAATTCCTCTATAACCGATGCAAAACAGTCTATTGATGTTATCTGACCTTGGGTATTGTAAACGGTCTTTAAAGTAGTTCCCTGTCTGTTTGTGGTGTATATCGTAGTGTCTTTATAAGTTATTTTAGGAACTAGATAAGTTACGGTATCTCCTTTACGGAAAATCTTTGTTTCTATCTGCTCTTTAAAGTCAGTATCTGTTTTTGACTTTGAAGCCTGTTTGTAGATGTCGCAGGATTGAAACATTAAAGCTATTAGGAATATTTTAAATTTTGATTTCATGAGTGAAAATTTCTATAGTAAGCTACCTTGAATAACTTAACATCGTGTTTGTGTATTTCCGGAAGTCCTATAATATTTACTCCAATATTAAAATACAAAGTCATAAATATTCTTTTAGTTTTTTTCATCAGACAAAATTATATCGGCAAATACAGCCATTATTGAAAATAGATTCGCAAGTTCGTAGGTTGATTCTGCACCATTAGCTATTAACTTTCCTTCCGACCAAGCTTTATAGCAATAGGCTAAATTATTTTTTACTGTTAATATTTCTATGTCTATACATTCCTGTTCTCTAAGGTATTTTTTTACATAAGAAACTTGTACAAATTCTGGAATATCATCAAACATTTGTTTGTATGGAGCAAGTTCTTGCTTGTCTAGCCAATTTAAAAAATCTTCCTTTAATTTTGATTTAGGTAAATTCATAAAACATAATTTAAAAATTAATCCCCGCCACTTCGCTACAAAATGACAGGGATAAAAAGTTTAGTGTAGCGATTGTAAAGATAAACAAAAAAACCCGATATTGCTATCGGGTTAATTATTAACTCAAACCATTAAGTTATGAAAAACACATTCAAATATACAAATTATTTCAATTCAAAATGGGCAGGATCAAAAAGACTTTTAAAATCCCCACCCCAAGTAATTCCTATGCCCAAACATTTTGCAACCGCCTTAATGTGTACTGAAATTAATTTAAGCTTCGGAATAACTTCTTTGTCGTCTAGTTGTACTTTTCCGTTGTAGAAAGGGAATAAGTCAACTGCATGGCCGTAACCGTCTGATTTTGCCTGATGATTTGACTTCTTTTTTACTCCATCAGCATTGGTTACGATTTTGCCTTTAACTGTTCTTCCTTGTGCATATAACGACTGCTGATATTGTGTAGTTCTTACTCCTTGAACAATTGTAAAGTCAACAGGACTTTCTTTGATTGCTTCGGTCATTAGTTTGACCAAATTTGGATGAACTCCTTTTAAAGTATCTAAACTTCTTTGTGAAAATTTATTCATATTATTTACGTTTAAAAAAATTAACTATGCTGTCCTGTGCCACGTTTACCAATGAAGTAAGGAAAATGTCAACATTAAATTTATAGATAATGAATCCTGCTATATCTTTACTCAACATAGCAATTAAAGACAATACTCCAGGGACATATATTTCTTCGATATGCTTATAAACTACCGCGCTGAAAGCATAAACTATTCCTACTGCAATTATAATTGAAAGCAGTACATTTATATACGATATTTTTTTATTTTCCCTTTGCATTTCTACAGCTATTTTGATACCGACGCCAATAATTGCGGGGACAATTATCTTTGTAAAAAAAGCTAAAAGCTCATTCGATAGGTTTTGTAGTCTTTCTGGCATATCTAAGGTATGTTATAATTATCAAAATTAAGGCAAAAAAAGCCTCATTTAACCCAAATTTAGTATTATCGAAAATTGTTTCATCTAGGAAATTATTTATAGATAAGCATAAAAGTACGAAACTAGCGACATATTTTTTAAAGTTTAACCAAATAAAAACACTTAACAGCAAAAAAGCTAAAGAGTTACCGAAATAATAAATCGGTATTCCCGTTTTTTCTCTGATAATATCCCAAAACAGGAAAGCTATTACCGATATGATAATAGCTGTCCATAGAATTATTTTATTTCGCTTATCCACGGTCTTTTGGTCGTGTTCCGATAAGTTCCAAGCCTACACGTCCTAAAACTTCGTTAGCATCAGCAATAGCCTTGTCGATTGCTACTTGGTCAATAGGGTTTTCTCCGTTGTTTCCTCCTGCCATTTTAAATATTTTTTAAGTTAGATGTAAAAGTAATGAAATTTATTTATATGTTTGCAATGTAGTTCACGACCTACGGAAAAATATAGCTAACTTTTTTAGCAATTAAAGAACCCTGCATCGTGTCGTGACTTTGCAGGTTTTCTTTTTTAAATTATTTTATTATGAGTAGAGAAATTAAATTTAGAGGAAAAAGAATAGACAATAATGAATGGGATTATGGATGCCTTATTAATTATTTACCTAATAATAACCCTAGAATTATATCATGTGAATTTTTAGGAGAACAAAACGAACCTGATTACAGAGAGACTAATAATGAAATTCACTCTAGTTCATTAGGACAGTTTACGGGATTATATGATAAAAACGGAGTTGAAATTTATGAAGGCAGTATTTTAAAGTTTATTGAAGGCGTTCATAAGAATGAAACTTTCTACGTAAAGTATAAAACATCATTTTTTCAGCTTTTACCTATTGAGGATAAGCACTTAAAACAATACACTATTAGGCTTGATGATGAATCAAATACTCAAGTAATCGGCAACATTCACGATAATCCCGAACTACTATGAAATTCGACAAAAGATATGCCTACACAGTATTGCTAACAGCTTTTTTAATTTCTGTTTTAGTAGTGGGGTTTTTATTAAAATGTAATTTAGAGAAAAGATGAAACTAGCACATTTAAGAATTGGTAATTTAATTTACTATAACGGAAATAAAAATGAATTAGGTTTAATAACGGCAATTGAAAGCTACATTATAAAACCTAAAGGATTTGTAAAACTAAATTTTAGAAACGACAAAACATATGATCTAGATCAAATAAACCCAATACCATTAACAAAAGAATGGCTTTTTAATTTTGGTTTTGTTCACGACACTTATGGTAATTTTAGTTTAGAATTAAATAAAGACGTGTTTCTTGTTTTATACATGAATGAAATAGCAAAACTTCAACAGTTTGTAAGTATTGCGGAACATACAATTAGCATAAAAATAGAGTTTATCCACCAGTTACAAAATCTATACTTCGTATTAACAGAAACAGAACTAACAATAAATAAGCAATGAAAATAATCAGTGTAATAGAAATATCAAGAACACCTGAAAAGATTTTACTTGAAGTTGAATATGAAAAAAAGGCAAGAGGTTTTTTTAGCGATTATCCGGATGTTGTAAAGCGTCAAATATTTTACAACATAAGATTTAAAAGTGGCGAATTTAGAGACAATGGCGAAAGCATGTTAAACGAAGGACTTGACTTTTATCATGGAATACAAAATGAAGCAGATTTAATATTAAATAAATTATAATGAAATCAGAACAACTTAAAGAATTGATAGAAGAGTTTTTTAAAAAATCAGGATATAATTTAGAGTCTTTGAATAGTCTAAAAAACTTACTTGTTCAGGCTAAACATTATGAGTTGGCCGCCTATATTAGAAACTTTGAAAAAGAAAATTTTCCTGTGAAAAAATTAGAAATAACACAGGAAGAAATTGATAAGTGTATTGCGTTTACCGAGAAAAGAGGCGAATTAGTATATAAATATCTTGAAAGATATAAAGGACAATTAATTTACAACGAGATTGCATTAGCAATAGAATTTGGTTATCAATTAGCATTAAGCGAAACAGATGTATCTAAAATTTAAAGAAATATTATTATCAATATTCAAGATAGCCAAGCCTTATTTATATTTTGTTTTAATAGAATTATTAAGGGTGTGGTTTTATATTTTATTGATGTTTTTTATATGCGTTTACGCAGCTAACATTGTAAGTAATTTTAAATAAACTAAAACCTTTGAAGTGATATAGGGAACTTCTAAATTAATTATGGGAATACAAGATAAAGCAATTGAACTTGTTGAAAAATACAAGGGTTTAGTTTATCCTTATTCAGGAAGTGGAATGCTAGTGAATCAGTCAGAACCTAGTGTAATATTGGCAAATGCAAAAATATGCGCCAAAATAGCAGTAGATGAATTAATTTTATGGACTGAAGAACTTGAAGGTAACGAAAGTTATTGGAAAAAAGTTTTAAAAGAAATTGATTTAGTAGAAATAAGTAACTAAAAATATTATTATGACAAAAGAATTTAAGTTTAAAAACGGAGATGAAGTTATTGAAAAAGTAACAGGATTCAAAGGAGTTATAACAGGAACTGCTTTTTATCTTACCGGATGCACTCAACATTTAATTACTGCCAAATGTGAAAGGCAAGATAAAGAACCAATTGCATTGTGGTACGATGAAGGGCGCTTGGAATTCGTTAAAGAATCATTTACAGAAAAAGATGTAAAAGGATCTGATAATGGTTGTGACATTTTGCCAAACATCGGAATTAAAGGAAACTAAAAAAAATCCCCTGTCGAATCAACGCAGGGGATTTTTCATTTTAAACATATAATACTTAATTCTTCTTTGACAATTCATTTATAGAATCATCTTTTGTTGCTGAGCTTTTAGAGCTTCCGAAATAATAACCTAAGACAACGCTCATAAGCGAAAATAAGCCTATCCTGTCAGCATCATTTACTTTTGTGAAAGTAATTATAGACATTCCTCCAAGAACTACTATAACCGCTATTACTGCCTGTATTTTTATTTCCGGAAACTTCATATCAGTAAGTTATTTCAGTACCTGTTACATAATTAACACTTGCCGTTCCAGTTGTTGCCGTCCTAATTCTCACTAAAGCATTTGCAGGAATTACGCCAGTCAATGTGCCTGTCTGCGTGTTTGTCAATTGTATGGCTACCGTTACGCCAACACCGCTAGAATTACCGCTTTGAGAAGGAGTAAGCCAAGTCGTACCGCTGTTTAATGAATACTCCAAATAAGCCGTCGCAGTAGATGTGCCGACTAGCAAAGGATTGGTAACTGTACAGCTTACTGCATAAGATACTATTGCGGGTTTAGTAGTCGAAATGGTAAAGTTTGAGTTTAATAATTTAGATGTTACGACCGTTACCGTTGGTTGAACTACCGAAATGGTTAGGTTTGGAGCAGTACCCGTTATTACTATTCCATTTCCGGCGGTGTAGTTATTTGCAATTGGAATAATTAAGTCTTTTGGATTTCCTAATCCGTCCAATACTTGGGAAACTGTCCCCGTAGGAATATTTAACTTGTTTGAAACTGAAGACAAAGTACCAAGCACAGAACTATCTAAAGAATATATCCCAGCCGAGTAATTAAGTCCAGTTCCTGAGCTAAAAGCATTCCTTGCTAATGAATTGCTGAAATACCTATTCAATGCGCCCTCTGAAATATTATCTGAATTTTTTAATCCTAGATAATAATCGAAAGACGTAGCGAAATTATATACGGCAAAAGCATTTGCATTTGTCGGCTGAATGCCTACGAAATTTTCTTGAACAGAAAAAAGAAGGCTTGATTGTCCGTTATTTATACCCCCCGCCCTCGGTGTTTGAGAAAAACAAGAAATGCTTAATAATAACAGTACGAATAATAGTTTTTTCATTTTATGATTGTTTTTATTGGATTACGTATTTTAAGGAATTGTTATAAAGAATCATGGTTCCACCTGCGGGAATGTTCATCGATACTGTGTTTGTTCCTCCATCCCAAATGTCACTACCTCCTGAGTTAGAATTTAATGTGATGTTTCCTGTTCCCATATTCATAATCGTAACGTACAGACCTGTGTTTCCTGAAATAGCAGGCAAAGTCCAAGTTGACGTACTGCCATTAAAAGTAAAATACATCTGCTTAGATACAGGTGTCAATGCCAACGTTGAAGTTGCGCTTACGACATTTGAAGGATAATTTGAAGTCCATATAGTTCCGTCAAAATACTCAATAGTATTTGTATTTGTATTGTATATTTGAAGTCCAGTAGCGGGAGAGGAAATTCCATTTCTTTGTACTGCGGTCATTCTAGGGATTAAGAATCCTTCAGTTGTGCTATTGACTGCCAATCTAGCAGATGGAATATCCGTATGTGTTCCAGACTGCTGTAATAACTCCCGACCCGAAACAAATATTGTTTTTTGAATTATCTTTGCCCCGCTGGTTCCGTTTGAAGTGTAAAACCTATAACCTCCCGAAACATGGCTGTTTTCTATATTTGTTTTTCCTGTAGAATCAAAAAGAGTCAACCTTCCGTAGTTAGTACCTCCTGCTGTCTGCTCTAAATAAACTGTATCGCTGAAAGGCATTGAAAAACCAAGATTAACGTTTACTTTTCCGTTTTTCTGAACTTGCAAACCAAGCAAAGGCACTGCCGACGTACCGCCATATAAATTTATATTTCCACTTGAGTTGTGATTCCTGATATTCAAATCGCCGTTATCTTCGCAAATATCAATTCTATTATGATTTACATTGTCGTATCCTGCAAATATTCTTATGCCTCTCAAAAGTGCAATATCTTTAGGTCTGTAAGCAGGATTTTCCAAAAGCGCATCTTTTTGGATTAAGCTTGATGCAAAAATAATATCTCCTTCTGCTTGAAGTCCATCAGGTAACCCGATTAACGGATAAACATTACCGTTTGTGTCAATAGCTAATAAGCTTCCGGCAACCTTATAACTGAAATTGCTTAATTTTAAATTTTTAATTTCATTATTTCCCGCTACTATTAAGTTTTTACCGCTTACGCTGAAAATGTAGTCAATCAGGTTTGCGTTAGAAAATATCTTAAAATGAGCTTCATTCCCTATAACGTTCGGATGCGTACCATCTGCCGTTAAATTTCCTATGACAGAACCTTTTGTCTTGACTGATCCGTAAGGAGAGTTTACAATCATTGTATCATAGAAATCTAAATATTTAGTACCTAGATTTGTAGAAACATTTAATATAGAGGTGTTATAGGCTCGTATAGTAGTGTCCGCTACACCTGTCTGAAATTGATAACCAGGCATTGTAACCAAAACTATATCAGTATTTGCCCATCCCTTAGAAATTGCCGCATTTACAAAGCTTGTGAGGTCACTTTGAAAAGTAGCCGCAGTATTTCCACCAATTGCACGGTCGTTTGTTCCGTAGCCTATTACCAAATATTTTGAAGTACTTGTTTTGGTTGGAATTATAGTTGTAGATTGTGTCTTAACTGAAGTTCCGGCGATAGCTAAATTCGTTTCAGTGTACCCAAGGGCATTTGAAAGAACTGTCGGGTATCTTTTAGAAGTGTCTGTCAATCCAAATCCGGACATAATACTGTCACCTATAAATACAATAGAATGAGGTGTCAAATTAGGCACGCCTAATGTAAGTTTAGACAGATCTAAAACATCACTAGAAACTAATGCAGTTTGACCTAATCCTATTGTAGTGTTGTTTTTTAGTATTTCAAATCTCTGCTGAGTTTCGGATATTACATAAATTAATATCTGATTTGCAGGAATAACTACATTAGGATTCAAAGAATTAGCATAGGCTAAAAACCCTGTTTTATCCAATGTTGTTAAATTTGACGCAGCAATATTCACTACTTCCAAATCAACAGTTCCTGATGCCGAAGGAATATCAGCAATAGCTTGATCCACATATTCAGGCGTTGCAACGTTTAAAATAGGATTTGCAGGGTCTGAATTGTTTACAGCTAAAGGATTTAATGCGGTTACGGTCTGAACTCCTGATGAACTGCCGCCACCAAACGTTCCTAAAAAATCAAATTCTAATCCGTATTCCTTTAGTTTAATTACTTGCCCAGGCAACAAGATAAAATCTTCTCCATTGTGAAAATTAAATCCTGAGCCATCGGTTATGATAACATTTGTTAGTTGGCTGTTTCTTATCGCTAATTCTTTGCCTTTGTAAAGCGAATAGGCTGCTGTAATCAATACGCTGTTTAATCTTGTAACTCCTGATACTAAATCTAAAGCGGAATTTATGCCATTTAATGGATAATCAGTCAATATTCCATCGCCTGTTGCGTTAACTCCTTGATATTGGTATTCTACCTTATTTACATATTGCCCGTCTGAAATTGGTATTGTAGGCTCTGAAATTGCATCTTCATAAATATAAACGGTTGTAAGCAATAACTGATCACTATTAGGTATAGGGGCAATTGCATTACCGCTACCTGCTGACGATTCTCCCTGTATTAACGAAAATGTGCCGTCAGATTCTGCTACAATAATATCTACCCTAGAATCTCCTGAATCAGCATCTTCAATTGTAAAATCGTAGGCTATAGTATTTCCTAGCTGTATTCCGTCAATAATCCAAAGGAATCCCGTAGATACGTTTATTTCATTTCCTATCTTGGTAACTGTTCCAAGTTCTAAATACCCATTAGCCGGTATATTATTTTCAGTTGGAAAAGGAACGGCCGACCATCTTTGAATTGTCTGATCACCTTCTGTAATTGTAACAACTCTTAAAATATGTCCTGAAGGAATGTTTTGAACTGTTTGTAAATTCGTATCTCCAAGATCAGAAAGAAATTCATTATTTGCTATTGTTTTCGAATCAAGTACGTTTCCATTGATATAAACTACTTGACCATCTCGACCTGTAAAGCTTGAAAAGGCATCCGCAAGCTGTTTAAACGTATCAGCGCCACCAGATCCCGGCGTTGTACTAGCGTCGAAAAAACCGACTTCCTTTAATTTGTTGTGCAATGATATTGCCGAAGCGAAAGAAGCAACGCTTCCACCTCCCGTTTCGTCAACATAAGAAACTTCCGAAAAAGTAACATTTGCAAAAAGACGTGCGCCATTTTCGGATTTAAATGTAAACAATCCGTCAATTTGAGTACCGCTCCATTTGCTGTCAGAAATAAAAATCAAATTATCTTTGACTATTTCAAAAACGCCTTCCGCTTTTTTATAAATTATGTATTGTGCCATTTTTTTAGTTGTTAGTTTGTGCTAAAACGGTTATGCTTGATGAATAGCCTACAACACTATCTGATATTGTAAAAGTAACAGATTGATTTGTAGTAATATTTATTGTTTTTATTATTCCGGTTGAATTAGATTCTGTTGTAACTACAGTACCGCTTGGCGTGGTTGTTGTTAATGTCAATGTCTGCCTAGACCCAATTTCGGTAAAGAAAAGCATAAATTTATATTGTGTTTCTGATACCTTTTCCTGAATTAATCCAAAAAGCTGATTGCCTGTCAAAATATTTGCCAAGTTTTTAGAATAGATTCCTAGTCCTTCATGGAACAGTCTTAACCTGTTGTAGTTTCCTGCTTCCGTGCCTAAATTTACAATTCTTGGAATATCGATACCGCCTGTATTAGACATATAAGAAGCTCCGTTTACACTTGTCTGAATTGCCACATATGTAGGTTCGAAATTATCAAAAGTAAAAAACATGTCGTAATTTCCCGGCTGTCCGAAAGTCTTTCTTAAGAAAGTAATTTCCATAACAGGTGGGTTTACTGGAATCGGAGGCACGGGAGGAATTGGCGTAACGTAATTTGGATCGTAAACCTCTGACTGGTTAAAAGTAAAGCTTATGTCAGACTGCACGAAATTCTCTTTCCCTTCTATTCTTGGAATCTCAACAGGCTCGAATATTGAAGCTCTTACTAAATTTAGATAAGTAAACCTGTAATCAAAAGACTCGATGATTTTAGATAAAATTAATTTATCGATTACTTCGGTTCTGAAGATTTCAAAACGCTGTGATTTTACCGTATCAGTCTGCGTGTTTTTTGTTGAAACTTCCCAATACTGCGTGTATTCTTTTGAAACATCAAAATCAAAATAATACATGTTTACCTGAACCGACTGCATAGAATCACTTTTCTTTTCTCGGTAATCAATCCTTGAAGTAAATTCTCCACAGTCATTGGTAATCATGAAAGGACTTGTGTAAAAGGTTTCCCCATTTTCCTGCCTAACCTCCAAATAGATTAATTGCTTTCCGAAATCAAAAGGAACTTCTGAAAGTTTCCACGTAATTTGAGGCAATCCCGTATCAGGGTCTTGGAAATTATTTTCTACAAAAAAATAATCAGCAATATTAGCCAATGTTTCCCCGCACATTGATTTTACATTGACTTCTATATAATCTTCCAACTCGATTCCATCATTGCTTTTAGTAGTCTGCAAATAAGGATAGATGTTATTTGGCAACAGCTGTATTCCCCCAAAATAAAAATATGAAGTATCAGGAGATGATTTTTGATACATCGCCTTTTCCAAGCTATTTTCCAACCTTATGAATGCTTCCAATTTACAAGTTATTTAAAGATTGTTCAAGTAAAAATCTGTTTTCAAACAAGCTGCCGTTTACGCTTACCCTGTCGTACAAAGTCTTCGTAAATAGCAATAATCCCGTTTCGTCAAAGATAAACAAATATCCTAATTCATCGATAGTCCAGTTGAAACTTAATTCATCTACGGATATAAAATCATTTATCCTGATTATGCCCGTTTCATTGTCGGAAAATATTTTCAGAACTTCAGGTTCATGCTTGACTTCCATAGTGCATTCTAGTTTTCCTTTTCCGTCCATTTGCGTGGTAAACTCCATCTTTTGCGGATATCCACGGGTAACTATTCCGTTATTATCTATGTATCGCACATAACCGCTTATATCCCGTGTCTTGTTTTCAATATCTACGTATGCGGTAAAGTCCATAGTAAAAACGCATCTGTCAAGCTCATTTGACAATATAGGATTAGCCGGAATAAAATCTTCTCCCTCGACAACGGTAATTCCCGCATACGTAGTTTTAGCTAAAGGATTGTTTTTGTAAAGCGTATTTTTTATGCTGAATTTATTTTTCCAAAGGTTGTCCAAGTTCGCACTTGCCAGATATTGGCTGAAATAATTGATAATATTTCTTTTTACGGAAAATCTTAAGTTCGGATATTTATCGCCGTTGGCTATATTTTCAATAGTTGTAAATCCTTCATTAGTCCAAGCCTTGCCTGATATTGTATTTTTCGCAATAGTATAAGTGAATTTTGTAAACTTATATCCGTTGTTTGCAGTCGATGGCGTAGCGGTTGAATCAGGCGTTAATATCAGATAATTGTCTGCTACTTCAAAAACATTGTAAAGTCCGTTGTTCGGCTGAGGCGTATTAATTACAAAAGGTAAAAATGAATCTGCCAAGATTCCCAATAATTTAAAACTGAAAGAATTATCATTTGTGATGGTAAGCCTTCCTGTTTCTGTATCGTAATAATGTCGCAGATAAGCGGTTTCACTTAAGGTAATATTTCCTGTGATAAGTTCAGCCGGATAAACGTCTAAAATAAACTTCTTATCATCGTCCTGCGTTTCCGTTTTGTCTGAAACTATATAAGCCTTACTTCGGGATTCCTCCAACTGGAAAGCATCACGAATTGTCTTAACGTCAATTTCCTTTTTATTCTCTACTTTTTTGCTTGCTAAAAGCCATTCGGTTTCACCGTGAACAACATCAATTGTCTGATCAACTTCCTTTTCTTTTTGAGATTGGAAATTTGAAAATTTGTACTTGAACTCATTTATCTTGTACTTCGGATTATATTCTCTTTTATAAGCGTCGTTTTGTATCATTTCAATAACTCCGATTTCAATATCTTTATAGAAATCAGGATATAATGAAAATCTTACCTTATCATCAGTAGTTATTTGGTAATCGGCGGCAACCTCACAAATTGTATCTAAAATCTGCTCAAAGTTCATATTAAAGCCTTTGTCCTTTATTCCTCTTAAAAAGTTACCGGTAAGCAGGAACTGATTGTAAAACTTACCGCCCGGCTCGTAATCAGTCGCTATGATATCCATTCCCGAAACAGACTTGCATACGTATTTCATTATGTCGTAAAGACGTATGGCAGGATTTACAGTCGAAAGAGTTGTCTGCACTACTTCAATTTCTACTTTCATAGATTTTACAGTAGTGGTCAAAAAATACGTCCTGTTTTGCGTGTCAACAAATCCCTCAAACCAAATATAAAGCCTTTGCCCTCTTTCCATTGATAAATTTGAAAACGTAAAAGATCCGTCAACTAAATCTCTTTGCAAACCGACTGGACTTGTGCTTCCTGGCTGATCAAAAAAACTGAATTCAAAAACCCTGTTTCCTATACCCGGATCTACATCAGGAAATCCTATCGCCCATCTTAAAGTAAGCGAACCGTAGCCAAGCGTGGAATCAGCCGTTTCTTTTGTGCTTACAGTAAGGTTACTTATTTTAAGGTTCATTCTTGAAATAGTATCGGCCGCTTCGATATATCCGAAATCACGCCTGTTTCCTGAACCCTGTATAAAACTTAAAGTATCTTCAATTCCGCTTAATTCTACTTGGTTTGCATAATTGAATCTGCGTGTTGTTACGCCGCCGTTGCCTCCCTGAACAAATGTTTTTGGCGTAGGCTGCGTAAATCTGCTGTTCTTAGTTATAGGCTTCGCCTGAATGAAAATATTATGGATTTGGCAAGGAAGTATATTTTCATCATCTAAAGTCAGGTTTGACAAAACATTTACGTTTGTGCCTGATCTTCTTTTCAATAAAAGCTGTTTAGACTTCTGCAAAACTTGAAAAGTTATATAAGTAAGTTGATCAGTTGACATTGATCCGAAATCAATATCATAAGTAAGATTGATTCCATTATAGTCTATAATCCATTCTACTTCTGATTCTGTGCCGTATAATTGCCTGTATACAAGCATAAGTTCAAATTGATGTTCAGGACGTGAATAGATGGTAAAATTAGATTCGCCACCCGCAAAAAGAACATCACGACCGAATCTTTTGTCATCCTGCTCCAAAGAGAATTTGGAAGCATCGAAACCCGTAAATTCCTGTACTTCCTTCAATCCTTCCCCGCCTGTTATAAAGTTTAAATAGAATTTTATCATTTTTATACTGGAAACCCTTTGCCTCTTACGTTATTATTTCTAATTTTTACCTTATTATTCTTATTTTCTATAAAGGTATTAAATCCTTCCTTGTCAATTACTGTTTTATTGGTAGTAATATTAGAAAAATATTTGCCTAAAATTGAATCCATTTGCTCATAATTTAATCCGCTATTTTCTAATTCGATATTTGGAACGCCTCCAAGCATCGCACCGCTGTTTTTTAAGAAACTATTAAAATCAGGGAAAACTTTAGATCCTTTTTCCAAATCTACCAAGGTATCTGTTTTAGGAGTTACCGAAAAGCCTTTTGACGGCTGATAAACAATTTCATTTTTCCCCCCATCGCCCACTATTGCCAAACCTCCTGCGTGGTTGTCAGTTCCCATAGCATATTCAGGCACTTGCTGGCTTGAAATCATTGCTATTTGCGCCGCTCCAAGGACACCCGCTAAAATTGCGCCCGCATAATTTGCTTCTGCTAAAAATGCCGTTACAGCCTGTGCCGTATTGATGATAGCATTGAAAATAGCCGTTTCTTTCTGTGCTTTTGCTTTTCTTCTGTCTATTTCACGTCTTCTTTCTTCATATTGGCGTTCTATTTCGGCTTTTGCAGTTGATGATTCCCCCGCAAATTCAATCGCCAAATCCTTTTCTTTTTCTAATCTTGCATACTGAGCATCGAAATAGGCATTTTGGTTTTGGTTAAGGAAAGCTAAAGTATCTTTTGCTATATCTCCGATAGCACTAAATGCAACAGCAAATTTCTGTTCTGTAGTTTCTGCCTGATCCCATAGCTTTTGAAAAGTAGAACCGGTTCTTGTTTCTATTTCGCCCATTGCGTTTACAACCTGATAAGTTGTCTTGTCAAAGAATTTTCCCAAAGAAGAAAATCCAGAATCAGACAAAAAGCTTTGTCCCATAGAATTTAAATATTCATTAGTTGCTTCTGCCATCTGCCGATAAACTTCCTTGACAGATTCAGCACGTTTATTATCAGATTCTATTAATTGCTGTTGTAGGTTTAATTCTTCATTCTTAAGTTCGTTTAATGCTTCGTTATCTTTTGCTATCGTTTTTGATGATGATAATTGGCTTTTAATTCTTTCCTGATTGGCTAGATTTGAAGCCAAATCAATTCTTAATGATTGGTTTTTTCTTTCTTCTTCGCTATTGGCTATGTCATTCAGCTTGTTTTCTAAATCAGCAAATTGTTTTAATGTTGTAGTTCCGGAAATATTTTTAAGATACAATCCTACCTGTCTTAAATCTTCAATGCTTCTTTGTGATATTATATTCTTTTGAGACTGGTCTGTGATACTTCTTAAAACGCCTTGCAATGCTTTGGCTTTTTCTATTGTAAGCTGATTTGACCTATCTTCATACCTTGCTTTAATAATATTCTGCTCAATCAAAAACTGATTTTGCAACTGCGAAAGGTCTTGAAAT